AGTAATGGACATCATTGATATTACCGTTATCAGCATTCTTGTCGGCGCATTCGTGGCTCCTCTCTACTGGATTTACCTCATGGATAAGAAGATCAATCTTCTTTCCGCACAGCTTGAGGGTATCGACAGTCGTTTGAGCGAGTTCCAGAAGCGTGCCACCACCGACATCGACAACAGCAAGAAGATGCTTCAACTGATGGATGGCGATGTTATCTACTGCAAGCGCGAGTGCTCGATTCTCAAGCCGTATGCCGATCTTATCGCAGGTCGCAAGTATCTGAACGATCTTGAGACCAGCCTAGAGATCACCAAGCGTGACATCGTGGATGCACGCAATCTTGTCAAGAACTACATCAAGGCAGTTAAGTAATGCCATTCAAAAGCAAGAAGCAACGTGCTTGGATGTATGCCAACGAGCCGGAGATGGCAAAGCGATGGCAAAAGAAGACCGGTAAAAAGAAGCTTCCTGTCAAGGTGAAAAAGAAGAAGAAAAAGAAGAAGGGAAAACAATGACCGATGACATCGTGACGCGGCTGCGCAAGGAAATCTCTAAGCGTGACCGACCATACCCTGTTGAGTTGCTTCCCGAACTACGCGATGCCGCCGACGAGATCGAACTGCTGCGGTCTACCGTCACCGACTGCCGCATTGAGATCGAACGCCTCACCGCCGAGCGCGACGAGGTGCGACAGTCGTACTGCTCGCTGATGGAGGCGTACCGAGGCGGAGATGGCAGGGTCACCGCGAACAAACTCGGATGGGCCTACCTGTTTGCGGAGGATTCCAAGTGAGCGACACCAAAACACCGCGCACCGACGCGGAGGCAACACTATCGTGCGACTCCGGTTTGCGGTCGGCATATGTTGTTCATGTGGATTTTGCCCGTGAACTGGAGCGCGAGATCGCCCGCCTCACCGCCGAGCGCGACGAGGCGAGGCGGATGTACTGCATGGCGCAAAGTCATGTGGATGAGGAGTACGGAAAGACAATTCTGCCAGAAGAGCAGGCAAAGGAACGTGGCTGGGACTGCTTTAAGGACAGCAAATAATGAAACCGCCTTGGGACGAGCGGCGTCTGGCTGTATGGCGAAACCAAGGAATCCGGGGAATGACTCGTGGATGGTTCTTCAGGATGTGGGAGGAGCAGAATGGCAAATGTGCGATATGCTCCAAGCCACTGTATACGGGATCGGCCGGTAGATCTGGCTATACCCTCGACCACGACCACGATACCGGAAGGCCGCGTTCTTTGCTGTGCCAGGGCTGCAACAAGCACGCGGCGCTCAAAGAAGACGCCGACATCAGTAAGTTTATTGACACTCCGTTCTACGACTATGTGCAGCGTCACAGAAAGCAGGTCGATGATGTGGCAGAATCTCTCGGAAAGCGAAAAGATCAAATGGACGGCTGATAACGATGAGATGGAGATCAAGTCGGTAGAAGAAGGCGTAGCCAGATATAGGCGCGCCTTGGAGCACATGGAACTAACCCCATCTGGACGCATGGCTGTCTTATCCATGATTGAGAAGGTGGCTGCGGCCATTCTTAGGGATCAGCAGGACATGCTGGATGGAATGGCATGCGCCGGTAGGCCTGCAACGTGGGCTCAGGCCTATGTCACAATGTGCAACGAGAAGTTGGCCTTGATTGTACTTAGCAAGATGGTCGAAGCAGACGAATCTTCTAAGCTTGCATTGATGGCGTCTAGGATTGCCGATAGGGTGAAGCTTGAACACGAACTCGAGGAAATCCAACGCATAAACAAACTCAGGTCAAAGGAAGACAAGGGATTTTCCCGTAATTTCATTGATCGGTTGCGTGGAGATTCTGAAAAGATTCGCAAGCTGTTCAAGAAGATGAACGGCAAGGCAATGCGGTGGACTCCGACTCAGCGCATGGGTCTTGGCTCCAGACTATGCATGGTGGTGTGCAAGGCTGGGGTTGGCTTTAATATTGTCTTGGCTAGGGACAAGAAGAAAACCATTTATTTTGTGGAGCGTGAAGAGGCACTTCAAACTCTACTAGATCAATGGGAATCGTCAGATGAGATCAGGATGCCGTCCTTGCATCCTATGTCGTGTCCGCCTACTCCGTGGACACAAGACGGAGCGACAATCAAAGGTGGCTATAGGTTCTCATCCCTAGAGGCAATCAAATACTACGGTATTGCAGCGCATCATCGTCCAGATCTGAAAGACTACGATATTTCGTATGTTCTGGGAGCAGTCAATGCCATTCAATCCGTTGAGTGGAGGATTGATGAAGATACGCTTGCCTTTGCAAAGAAAGTCCTGTCTAGCAACAACTCAAGATGGAATAGTCTTATTCCGTCGGTTCCTGATAAAGTTATTCTAGACAAGATTTCCAAGGGATCCAGTAAGGAAGAGATCAAGGTTTGGCGGCAGAAGAAAGATGCTTTGATGTCGGCTCGCAACGCCGCCGTTGGACAACGAATTGCTGCGCAGTTTGCAATAACAGAAGCAATACGTTTTGTAGGAAAGCCGGTGTTCTTCGTACACTGTCTTGACTGGCGTGGTCGTATTTATCCGGCTCCTACTGCGCTTCATCCACAGGGCACAGATCTATGTAAGGCTCTTCTCAAATATTCAGAAGGACTAAAACTCGGCCCTAATGGACTAGATCGGCTCAAGCAGTGGGCGGCTAGCTGTGCTGGGGTTGACAAGGTTTCACTATCTGATAGAATCAAGTGGTGGAATGAAACCTGGGGCGACAGGCCAGACGTAGACAACGACCTTAGGTGGGTAGAATACGATGATCCGTTCTTGTTTGCACAGGCAGCACGCGATATTGCAGCGGCGATGAAGTCAGGGAATCCTCGAGAATATGTCAGCCATATCTCCATTTGTGTTGATGGCTCTCAGAACGGTCTTCAGCATCTATCTGCTATCGGCCGCGACGAGATTGGCGGAGAAGCTGTAAATCTAGTAGATGCAGAAGTACCAAACGATCTATACGCTGATGTGGCTGCATATGTCTATTCCGCAGTTTGCGGAGACGTAGACATGGCCACTGAGACAGGAAAGATCAAGGACGACTGCAATCAGGACGTGCCGCCGATTGCGTGGCTAACTACGTTGAAAGATCCTAAGAAACGCCGTAAGGTTGTCAAGAGATCGGTTCTAGCGTACCCATATGGCGTAACAAAGCCTGGTATGCGAGATGGTCTTATTGCAGATGGTTTTACTGACGGTATCGAAGGATCAAAGCATAGAAATGCTTGGTATCTAGCTGAAAAGATTGATTCGTCTGTTAGAGACGTTGTGGTATCTGCAGCAAGGTTGATGGACTGGTTGCGAACATGCGCAGAAGCCACGGCACGTAGTGGACACCCTGTATTTTGGGTTACTCCTAGTGGTTTTCCGTGCAAGATGAGATATCTTGTCCAGGAAGATAAACGTATTGAAGTAAACGGAATCAAACTAACCATCAAGTCAGACACGGAAGTAATCGACACGGCAGCTCAAGTGCGTGGGATTGTTGCAAATTTCATTCATTCATTGGATGCGTCGCATCTTGTGCTGACCTGCCATGCTATGATTAAAGCCGGTGTCGGATCATTCCAGTTTATTCACGATTCATACGGATGCCACGCCGGTAGAATTGATATGCTTGCCCACTATCTTCGTCGTGAGTTTGTAGACATGCACACGGAAGATATGGCGGCTGGTATATATGATTGGATGGCTGAGTCCTGTCCTGATATTCCTTTCCCCCCAAATAAAGGAAATCTAAACATAGATAACATTATGGACTCTCGTTTCTTCTTCTCGTAATTACCCACCCCTTTCTGAAGGAACCATGAAAGTAGCTCTTATAGATTCTGATATTGTTGCTTACCGTAGTGCTGTTCTTACTGAAGACCTAGATACGCCCGATGCGTTAGATCTCTGCGAACGAATGCACGATACGTGGATGGACGCAGCTAAATGCGATATCTACGTTCCGTGTCTCACTACAAGTCCAAGTTTTAGAAAGGCACAGTGGCCTACCTACAAGGAAAACCGAAAGGATAAGCCAAAGCCTAAGCACCTAGCGTCTGTAGTTGAGTTCATTAAAACCAAGTCAAATGTTCTTTGGCATACTGGATGGGAAGCAGACGACATACTTGGATATGTCCATACAATGGACACTGGATTCAATACAGTCATTGTCACTATTGACAAGGACTTGGATCAGATTCAAGGCGCTCACTGCAACCCAGACAAGGAAACATGCTATGATGTAGATCCCGACGACGCTGATCTATACAAGTGGATGCAGGTACTTTCCGGTGATAGTACGGACAACTACCCGGGAATTCCAAGGGTAGGGCAGGAAAAGGCACGTAAGATCCTACTGGACGTATCTAGTGGTGATCGTGAGTCTGTTGTCAAGCAGGTGTACAAGGACAAGGGGTTTGACGACAGTTATTACAACAGCATGTTCTGTTGTGCTACCATTGTAAAGCATAATGAGGTGATTGAATGCGAGCTGTTATCGCAGGATTTGAGCGTGGCGTCCACTCTGGTACCTTTCCTGCAGTCTCTCAAGCAGTGCGCAACCTAACCATTCAGGGCTGGGATGTTGTAAACCCCGTGACTCAAGACAACAAAAACATGTGGCCTACTGGAATCAGCGGACCAACCAAGGCATTTAGAAACCTTGCAATTGTGCAGGATGTAATGGCTCTTTCTGAAGCAGGTATTACTCTGATTCTATTGCCAGGTTGGTCTCAATATCCCGAGGCTTCGGCCATGGTGGCCGTTGCAAAGGCAATGGATAGGGATGTCCAAGAAATGAATGAAGGAATCTTCAAGGAGCCTGAATGGCACGAATCCTCGTGATCGGGGACACGCACTGTCCCGCAATGCACAAGAACTATTTCAAGTTTCTTTGCAACACTCAAAAGAAGTGGAAGACAGACACGACTATCCATATTGGTGACGTCGTTGATCATCATTGTATTTCGTTTCATGACAAGCATCCGGATAACGAAGGTGCTATTGCGGAATACAAGACAAGCCAAAGGCAGATTAACATGCTATACAAGCAGTTTGGCAACATGCTTGTGTGCATTGGAAATCACGATGCTCGCGTTAGGCGCTTGAATTCCAAGATTGGCATTCCATCCATGTATCTCAAGGAATTTAACGACCTGTATGGAACGTCCACTTGGCGTTGGGTAGAATCAACCGAAAAGGATGGGGTGTATTTCTATCATGGCGAAGGCGTTGGTGGACAACATCCAGCGTTCAGCGCGGCCAAGATGCGAATGCAACCAACCGTAATGGGACACTATCATTCTGCCTGTGGTGTCTGGTATCAGGCTGGACCAACGCAAAAGATCTGGGGAATGAATGTAGGCTGCGGAGTCGACCGCAGTCACTGGTCAATGCAATACGGTGCTGCATTCCTTAAGAAACCTATTGTTGCATGCGGTGTCGTCGTCGACGGGACGCCATTCGTGGAGACTATGGATCTATGAGGACTAGCAAGGACTGGGAAATTATGATCACAGCCATTACAAAGTCCGTAATTGAATCAGGAGCCGACCCAAAGGATTGGGAGGACCGAATTCGACAGGGCCTCAAGATTGTGATCAATTTCACAAATACCGCACTTCAAAAGGACGCAAAGCAATGAGCAGGTCACACCTAAACGAACTTAAGCGTATCTGCGGCGACATGGAAAACATTGTTCTGAACATGGAGAACATGTCCATGAAGGACCTTGATGCTCGGTTTTCAGGCATGTACAAGCGGATGACCGAGGTTGTCGGTGCTGTTATGCTTGAGCAGGATGAAATGTCCGGAAAGCTTGAGTAATGCGAATTAACGAAGTACGCACCATGTTGAAGACATGGAAGCAGCGTCTTGGTCTAGGACCCTGGAAGATCGACGTAAAGTGGACCAACCTTGAAGATGAACACGGTAACGTGGAATTCGATGTTCTACACCGAATCGCTGTTATTGGAATCAATAAACCAGCTCTCCTTCCACAGGCCATTACGGTGGAGTATGTGCTTGTACATGAGCTTCTGCACCTAGTTCTAATTGAACTAGAGCTGGTTGAAAAGGCAAAGACGGATCAGAAAGACATGACTTTGGAGCGAGTCATCAATCAACTCACAAACGCGCTCCTGGAGCAAAACAAGCAATGACTACTAAGACGACCAACGGCAAGCCTTCTATCTACTTTTCCCCCACTGTCAAGAGTCCTCAGGGTTCGGCTCTCTTTGCAAAGCTCGAGGAGCCCGATGTCTTCAAGGGAGGCGATCCTACTTGGAAGATCACTGTTGTCTTTGATCCTGCGGACAATGAGTACAAGAATCTTGTCAAGACCATTGATGATTTTGCGGCCGCTTATTCCAAGGAGTGCGGAAAGCCTGTAGCTGGCAACTCCATCTGGCGAAACGATAAGAATACAGGCCTTCCCTGTCTGACCTTCAAGTCCAAGGCAAAGCAGGGCGATGACGGCAAGTTTATCAAGCTTGCTGTAGTTGATGCCGACAAGCAGCCTACTACCGAGCCCTGGAATGGCGATAAGGTGCGTGTCGCGTTCAAGCTTGGCGGTTGGACCTCTCCGTTTGGCGCCGGCATCAAGCCATATCTTTCTGCCGTTCAGGTCATTGAGCGCCGTCCCAAGGGATCCAGCGGATTCAATGCTGTTGATGTCTTTGACGGTCCTACCAATGACGATGAGACTCCGTTCTAATGCAAAAACACACGTTTCAAATTGATCCTGTTCCCGCATCCCGTGCTCGCGTAAGTAAGTACGGTACTTACTATCTTCCCACATACAGGAAGTTTAAGTCTAGCATGCAGGAATTGGTGGCAAAGAACAGGGGGTCCTTCAAGAAGCTTGAGGGACCCCTTGTAGTATCTGTGTACTGCTGTGTTGCTAGGCCAAAGACAACTGAACGTGATTATCCACGTGGAGACGTTGACAACTATGCCAAGGCTGTTCTAGATAGTTTAAATGGCGTTCTTTGGGACGACGACGATCAGATTATTTCTTTGCTTGTTTATAAGGAATATGTGGACGCAGACGAACAACCGCACATTTATATTGAGGCAATGAATGAGCAAGGTCGTAACAAGAGAAAGGTGCGGAAGCTGTGCAGCAAGGGGTCGGGACACAAGCGGCGACAACCTGTGCGTGTACGACGACGGCCATAAATTCTGCCATGCTTGTGGTCACTACGAACTCGGCAATAAGATCAGGAGCATTGTAGCTGTGCAAAATACCAGTCTTTTAAGCGGGGAATACAAGGATCTTTCACATAGGCGGCTGTCCGCAGATACCTGTCGATTCTACAACTACGCCACCGGGAGCGATGGCGCAGAAATCGCTACCTACTGGAAAGACGGTCACGCTGTTGGTCAAAAAGTTCGTCGGGCTGGGAAGAAGTTCTCGTGTATTGGCGACATGGCCAATCCTCCTCTGTTTGGCCAGAATCTATGGCGTGTAGGCGGCAAGCGTATCGTAGTCACCGAGGGTGAGATTGATTGTCTTACTATTGCCCAGGCCCAAGACTGCAAGTGGCCTGTAGTCAGTCTTCCAACTGGCGCTGCCGGTGCAGAGGCGGCAATCAAAAACAACTACGATTTTATCTCCTCATATGAGGAGGTAGTGCTGTGCTTTGACAACGACGAGCCGGGCAGGGAAGCCGCAAAGCGTGTTGCGGAGATTCTTCCTCCAGGCAAGGCAAAGATTGCAACGCTTCCTCGCAAAGACGCCAACGAGATGTGGCTGGCTGGTGAGGCCCGTCAACTTATCACGTGTCTATGGGAGGCTCAGTCCTATCGACCTGATGGCATCCTTCATGTCAAGGACGTGGCTCAAGGCGAGCACAATTCCACGGAAGTGTGGGAATTTCCGTGGCCTGTTCTTACCGATTATCTCATTGGTCAACGCGGCGGTGAAATTACTCTCTGGACGTCAGGCACAGGCAGCGGAAAGTCTACAATCATTCGAGAATTGGCCATGCACCATCTGTTCAACCACAGACCTGTTGGCATGATTATGCTTGAAGAGTCTCCTGCAGAGACTGTAGATGACATTGTATCTCTACTTGTAAACAAGCCAGTTAGACGAACATTTGCATTCAACGCACTTAACCAACTCAGGTCTTCGACAGGAAAGCAACCACTAAATGCAGACTTCGACGCATCACTCACACACGACGAATATCAATCAGCCAGAGCCACTGTCAACTCCCTCCCGCTCTACATCTACGATCATATGGGATCAAGCGGATACGACAATCTCCTCGCTAGGATTGAGTACATGGCTGTGGGGCTTGGGTGCAAGGTGGTCATCCTTGATCACATCACGGCTGCAGTCGCTGGGCTTCTGTCGAACTCGGACGACGGAGGATCAGAACGACTAGTTATTGACGACATGATGAAGCAGCTTCGTTCCATTGTCGAACGTACTGGTGTTCATCTTGACGTAATCAGTCAGCTCCGTAAGCCGTCATCTGGCAAGGGTTACGAAGAAGGTGCACGCATCACTGTTCAGGATCTTCGTGGTTCTGGTAGTCTTGCGTCCGTTCCAAACACTGTCATTGCGCTTGAACGAGACAGGCAAAGCACAGATAAAATGACGGCAAACACCACTATTGTAAGGGTTCTAAAGAACCGATTCACAGGACAGTCAGGTATTGCCACTGCTCTAAACTACAACTACGAGACAGGACGGCTCATGGAAGTGCCGTTTGCCATCAATGATGATGGCAATATTGTATTTGATCCATCCGCCGGATCAAGCAACCTGGATCCAACAAAGGTATTCGAGACACTCGCATGATTCAGATTCCAGATAATTTTCCATCGTATACGTCCTATTCGCCCAAGATGCTTATCCAGCATGTCGATCAGATGAAGGCAGCTCTTCGAGAACTTCAGAATGAGATTCAGAAACTGAAGAGTCAGCAGCCGACCACTACTGCTGCTACGCCCAAGGCCAAGAAGGACGCTGCCAATGCCTAAGAGCGTTAGTCTTCGCAAGAAGGACAAGAATCCAAAGGGAGGCTTGACTGCTTCCGGACGCGCCAAGTACAACCGTGCAACCGGAGGTAAGCTGAAGGCTCCTGTCAAGGGAGCTGCCAATACCCCAGAGAAGAAGCGTCGCAAGGGTTCGTTTCTTGTTCGAATGGGTTCTGCTGCCGGTCCTCTATATAAGAATGGAGAGAAGACCCGCCTTAAGCTCAGCCTTGAGGCCTGGGGTCATTACGGCGACAAGTCCAGTGCTGTTCGCAAGGGACGAAACCTGCTGAAGCAGTATCAGAATTCCAAGAAGAAGAAGTCCAAGTAATAAACCAGAAAAGGAGTAAGTGCTACCCATGAAAACAGCATTCTTCGACATCGAAACAGACGGTCTTCTAGACACATGCACCAGAATGTGGGTCGGAGTAATCACAGATGCATCAGGTCCTCAGATCTTCTACGATCCAGATCTTCTCGTCAAGGCGCTGCGAGAATACGATCTGGTGGTTGGTCATAATGTCGTTTCATACGATATTGCAGCCCTAAGCAAGCTGTGCAAGACCGAAGATCCGTGGAGACTAACAAAGAAGACATTCGATACTTGTCTTGTATCTCGTCTGCTTTGGCCTGACCGTTCCCAGCATCCAGCAGGAGGATCGTCGCTGGAAGCCTGGGGAAACTACCTAGGTATTCCAAAAGGCAATCACAGCGACTGGTCGCACCTAAGCGCCGAGATGATTGCCTATTGCATTCAGGACGTAGCCATCACTAAGATGATCTACGAAAAGTTGCGACCTCTAGCAGACGCCTGTCCACTTGCGGTGCAGCTCGAGCACAACACGGCTGAGATCATTGCCAAGCAGTATCTCAACGGCTTTGGCTTTGACGACATGTCGGCTCAGCTATTGATGACAGATCTCAGCACCCGTCGTCTTGAAGTCACGGAGGAATTGCAGAAGGCGTTTCCTCCAAAGTTGATTCAGCTCAAGACAAAGGTCAAGGAGGTTCCATTCAACCCAGGCTCTCGAGACATGATCGCCGCAGCGCTCATCAAGAAATATGGATGGAAGCCCAAGCAGTTTACAGAAACCGGAAAGCCTCAGATTGACGAGTCCATCCTGGAGGACATGACGTATCCTGAAGCCAAGCTGCTGAATGAGTATCTGACGGTAGACAAGCGAATGAGTCAATTGGCCAGCTGGGTTGAAAAATCACGTGATGGCAAGGTGCACGGCTCGGTTAACACCAACGGCGCAATCTCAGGACGCATGACGCACAGCGATCCAAACATGGCACAGGTGCCACGCTGCGGTTCTCCCTATGGAACGCAGTGTCGTGCACTGTTCAAGCCAACCAGACCTGGGTGGGTTCAGGTCGGAGCGGACGCCAGTGGTCTAGAGTTGCGCATGTTCGCTCATTATCTTGCCGACTATGACGATGGCGCATATGCCAATGTAGTTTGTGACGGAGACGTCCACACTCACAATCAGAACATGGCCGGTCTGTCGACACGCGATCAAGCCAAGACGTTCATCTACGGACTGCTGTATGGCGCTGGCGATGCCAAGGTAGGCAAGATCGTAGGCGGATCCGTTCAGGATGGCAACAGACTCAAGACCCAGTTCAAGAAGCAGGTTCCAGCGTATGCCAAGCTTCTTCAGCATCTCGAGTTTATCGTAGCCCAGCGTGGGTTTCTGAAGGGACTTGACAAGCGTCCTCTTCCAGTCAGGTCAGCGCATAGCGCCCTGAACCTTCTTCTTCAGTCAGCAGGTGCCGTAGTGATGAAGGCTTCATTGTCAATCCTGTATGGACAACTGAGAGACAAACATCCTGGTAGGTTTGCATTCATGGCCAACGTACACGACGAATGGCAGATTGAATGTGATCCTGAGATTGCCGACGACGTTGGCAAGATGGCTGTGCAGTCCATTACAGAAGCTGGAACATTCCTAGGACTCAAGTGCCCTCTCAAGGGCGAGTACAAGATCGGCAACAACTGGGCGGAGACTCACTGATGGTAGAGTATATCATGCACATGGGATCGGACGACACGATCTGCGACGCGGCTCGGGTTTCCATGGATAAGACTGCGGATATGTTTACGGTCAATCAGAATGAAAAGCTGATCAACTATCTTGCCCGTCACAACCATTGGTCTCCTTTCTCCCACGTCACCGTTCAAATGCGGTTTACCGCTCCGATCTTCATCGCCAGACAGCTGGCAAAGCATCAGATTGGATTTGCCTGGAACGAGGTATCACGTCGCTATGTCGACACTCTTCCTGAGTTCTTCTATCCGGATACGTGGCGTGAGCGTGCTCCGTCTGTAAAGCAGGGTTCTCTCCCTACGGCCCACCCTGAGAATCAGTCTTTTATGGATGCTGCAGATGATGTGTACGCCTGTGCATTGCGTGTATATACAGACATGATTAATGCCGGTGTGTGCCCCGAGCAAGCAAGAATGGTGCTGCCTCAGGCCGCACTAACTGAATGGATCTGGACAGGAAGCCTGTATGCTTGGTCGCGAATGTATAGGTTGCGTATTGATAGTCACGCACAGCAGGAAGTTAGGAAGTACGCGGCACTTGTGGGGGAGATTTGCAACAGTAAGTTTCCTGTTTCTTGGAATGCCCTTACAGGAGATATTGCTTGATTATCGTAGCATTTGCTGGGGTAGCCAGGGGAGGCAAGACGACTGCGGCTAGATTGCTCCATGATTGGTGCATGGATCACGATCTAAAGCCAATCATAATGTCTTTTGCCCAGCCTATGAAGGAAGCGGCTAAACGTATAGGTTTATCCAAGGATACTAATCCAGAACTATACAGAAAGACTCTTCAAAGGTGGGGAGAGTCTAGACGTGATCCCGCTTATAAGCCAGGTATAACGGGTCCGGATTATTGGGTGAACCGCTCTATTAAGACCATTGCACGTCTTGCCGATGCCGAAAAGGCAGAATACATGCACATGGATAAGTATGAATGGAACAGAGAGTTCAAGGAATATGTGATTATATTCGATGATATGCGATATCTAAACGAACTTGAACTAATCACAGACCTTGGTGGAACAACGATATTTGTAGATGGCGCATCACGTTTAAAGGATATGGGAGCCAAGTGGCGCATGCACGAATCTGAAAAGATGGCCATGATGTATACATATGGTCATCTTCCGGATGTGTTTGATTACTACATTACCAATCATCACGGCGAGCAGACGCTTAAAGAACTAGTAGATCATCTTGCACCAGCTTGGCTAGACATGGAGATTATGTCATGAGTCAGTTCAATAGACTTGAGCAGAATGAAATTGAAAAGATCGCAAAAAAGGCAGCTGGAACCACAGGCGGAGGGGTAACATCGGTAACAGCAGGAAGTGGTCTTACTGGAGGTACCATTACCACCAGTGGAACCATTGCAGCTAATTTTGGAACAGCCGCGGGTACAGTGTGCCAAGGAAACGATGCGCGTCTTACCGATGCTCGTACTCCGTTGGCACATACCCATGTGGCTGGAGATGTAACATCGGGAATCTTTAACATTGCCCAGATTCCGACTGGAACGACAGCCTCTACAGTTTGTATTGGAAACGACGGTCGACTTTCTGACGCCCGTACTCCTTTGGCTCATGTCCATACTACTGCAGATGTAACTTCTGGTACCTTTAACATTGCCAGAATTCCAACCGGAACCACCGCTTCTACCGTTTGCGTCGGAAATGACGGTCGTCTATCTGATGCTCGTACTCCGTTAGCTCACGTTCATGCCGCTTCTGATGTAACTTCCGGTACCTTTAATATAGCTCAGATTCCAACCGGATCGACAGCATCTACTGTTTGCATTGGCAACGATAGTCGTCTATCAGATTCAAGAACTCCAACTGCGCATGTTCACAGCACTTCGGATATTACATCCGGCACGATAGATACTGCCAGGCTTGGATCTGGATCAGCCAGTTCTCTTACGTTTCTGCGCGGAGACAGCACGTGGGCTTCTATATCCGGTGGAGTATCAGACGGCGATAAGGGTGATATTACTGTTTCTTCCGGTGGTACCGTATGGAATATTGATGCCGCTGTTATTGGTGTAACTGAACTATCCGCTACAGGAACCCCAATGGAAGACACCTACCTGTGCGGAAACAATACATGGTCGATTCCATTTTCCTATCCACGTGTGCTTCCTCTTAGCACCTGGTATGAAACAACTAATGTTCAGAATGATGCGTTTACAACCCTCGCGTTGACTGCCGCAACTGCATATTATACCCCATATCGTTGCCATAAGAATCTAACTATTGATCAGCTGGCTGTTAATGTGTCAACCACTCAAACTAACAACTGTGCAGTTGCTATTTACGAGTCAGGTGCAAATGGCTGGCCAACTGGAGCTCCGGTACTGACTTCTGGCAGTATTTCAACCAGTACCGCAGGAACCAGGACCGTTACGGTTTCCTATACACTTTCACAAGGTAAGCAATACTGGTTTGGCCTTCAAGCCTCAAACACAGGTACTCAGCCTACTCTCAGGGCTATTGCATCAACTGGAGCCATTTGCTTGCGCAACGATCCTACTGCGGCCAATCAGTTCAATTTGATTCGACATACTGGAGTTACTCTCAATACATGGAGGAACTTTACGACCACCCCGACCGCTACAGCGGATCTGGCTAACGGTAACGTCCCAGCCGTGTTTGTCCGGGCCCTGTAATTACCCGCCCCTTACTGAGGAACCATACAGTATATACACCTTACTCTTTCTAGAAATAGGATAAAGTATGGATATTAGGGTAGACTTTATAGACCTTAAGGACTCTCTTAGTCGTGCTTCGGGGGTCATTCAAGGCTTTAAACCCGTACATGTAGGTCTTCTATATGGGGAATATTACCTACTGGTTCCGGCTGGGCAGCCCTCTAAGTGGCATACCAGAGCGGCGGTGGAACGTCATCTAGGTCGTTTTACAGTCCACTCCTTTAAGATTACCCCGGATAATCATAGTATAGAACTGGCAATGCTACTTGGCGATGGCCATGTAGCCAGCAGTCCGCTGTGGCTGTTTCTGACTGAATTCTGGCATAGGGCCGCTGACAGCGGTCTTGTGTCATTTAGACCCCAACGTACCGCGTGTGTCAGGGTTGTTTCCAATATCCTGATGTCAATGGGGCTTGACGTAGACGCACACACCTCACCAACACTATTCAAACAATTATCGAGCTCTAGCAAGGCGACAAGACTCAAATGACCACCACTCCCCATATCTCAAAGGAGTTGCTTATGTTCCTGGAACAGCGATTTACTCCTGTAATGGATACTCGCGGAATCGACCTACGGGACATTGATTTCAGGTCAGGTCAATACAGTGTTGTCACTACTTTGAAGGCTCTTGCTGAAAGGCAGGTAACTAATGCCAACCTCAATGCCCAAGGGCCCAAGTAAGGCTCAGATCAAGACCGAGGCCGATATTGAAGCCGAACGAGTAAAGTTTGAAAATGAAAGACGACTATTCATCGAACGCGTTGCCTCATACGAAACGATTGCCAGCGGAGCAGACGGAGCACGATCGTCGTTCGAGTATAAGGACTGGGCTCCCATGGATAGTGCAGGTCTCTTCATTCCGGCCAAGTTTGACCCGACGTTTGACCCTACCAAGTACGAAGGCAAGCGTCATGCGGACCTTTCGTGGTTCTCAGCCCCCAATCTTGGACTAAACTACACTCAACCAGAGCTTCCAAAGAAGCGTCGTCACAATAACGATGGTCTTGGCGGCTATCTAGGTGGGGTTGCCAGAAACTTTGGTAATCCATTTGATTGGTGATAGGAATCACACATGAATGAATTCAAGGCATCAGTAGGATCATTTCCTAATACGGCTATCTACAGCCACGATATTGTGCAGACGTCTTCTGGCTGTATCCTGAAGATCAACAACAAGTTTGTAAGGAAGTTTGATTCATACACCGCAGCCGCCGAAGCCCTTAATGCAATTGCCAGCAGGGGTGGAAACGGATACGCTGTGTTGAATAATTCCGCTACTCCGGAATCGCTGCACTATAAGAAGATGGCGACCGATCTCAACAGTAGGCTTTACTCGTTGAAGTTGATCGGTAGTCCTCTTGGTAATGGAACTACCTTGAATATTCCTAGGTGGGTAGAGGGAGCTATTCGACGGTTTGTGTCAATTCCGGCAGCAGCCAACGGACAGGCTGATGCTGTGGATCGTGTACGGGCATTTGGCAACAACGTTGCTCCTAACAACGCTTTGTTTACCAATCCTGCGTCTGGATTCGATTTCAATCCATCGAGTCCAACCACGACCAGTCCGTGGCACAATCTTTTGTATGAACTGATCTACGAGGATTATAAGATTGGATTCCGGTCGTTTCAATTCTATATGCCGTTTGGCGGCTATCGAATGAATGAAACGGATATTACGTCACATTCATCGTGGTTTGGGACTCCATCTGAGTGGCAGTTCAATTTTACCGGGAGCGGTGGAAATAACCCATTTCAAGCCGCTTGCTTATGGAAGGGTTTCTGGGAAGCCATTAAACAACTTGTCAATGGAACATTCCCAACTCCACTAAATGGCCGTACGCCAATTACAGAGCCATTGAACATCCATCTATATATGAATGGCTGTTCATCTTATACCGCCTATCGTCAGGAAATGCACAGGGTCTGGGAAGAAGCAGGAGGAGATCCAGCTGCTGGCGATATATTGGTCAAATTTCATATTGATCGAACAATCAATAATATTGTTTCGTGTAAGGGGGCCCCTGGGAAAGGCATTCTTTCAGTCAATGTAGACGCCTCGGCTCTCTCGGCCAGTCCTTCGACTGTTCATTTATATCGTAGTATTTCTCCTGGCGGTGGAGCAGATCCCAACTGGAAAAAGTTGCTTAACTATAAAACAGATTTCTGTGAACTAGCCGATTACTATATTATCTCCAGACTGAATGAAAGCGGTGTTCCGTGTCTATGCGAGTCGCGTCCCGACAAGTATAAGACAGTTGGATCTGTCGGAAACGAAACAGCAACTTATACCGGAACCCCTGGATCGGAATCAAAGAATGGATTTGGTGGATGGCTTGGAGATGCTCAGTATGACTGGTTCTCCAATCCAGATACCAACACAACGTTTAACGCGTCGCTGAATAACAGAGATGCTGGTTGGGTGCATTTGATGAACGGTTCATATGTAACCGACTGGACCAAGGTACCATTTGGTGTAGAGTCCATTGTAAAAACAAACACTCAACAGCGTGATATGTTCCTTGTTCCGTTTGGTAATACAGGATACACCCCGCACTTTAGGTACAACTATCTCTGTCAAATCGCAGATTTGATCCAGGATTACAAGTGGAGAAGCGGAGATACATCAAAGCCATGGTATGATCGTATCTGTCGACGTGGCTTCTACACCCTAGCAATCACTCCTGATTGGTTCATGGGTCACCGATACAATGAAATAGATGTCGGTACTGGTAACTACAGCGGAGTAGGAACAGGTCAAAATGCTTGTAATTATTTGGTTTGGTATGCTAATCCAACTGATAGTACATCATTTACCACGTGGAATCAAGCTACATTCGACGCTAATCCAAATGCCTATACAGGTGGATTGTGGACTACTGCGACAATTGCGTTCTACAACGATAATATCAGAGGAAACTGGAATCCAGCAACTGCTGTTGATTACACCACGCTGACAGAATGGCTTAGTAATGTATTTCAAGTAATGTGCGTGAACTCCAGGCCGCCAAACACTCCAGGCGCTGGATCAACGTGGGATAGCAATAGCTGGAGAAACAATCTCATTGACAGTACAATGCGAGTTGGTCTCTAAATTGGATGCAACATGAATCAAAAAGGTGAAATCGAAGTTGAGTTCGATCGGTTGGACAGCCGACGAGCCAATAAACTTCAGCGAGCACAAGATTGCGCTCGTCTTACGGTTCCTGGTTTGTATCCTGAAGAGGGATTCACGGAGACCATGGAACTTCCAGACGTATACAGCAGTCTACCTGCCCGAGGCGTCATGGCATTGGCTTCTAGGATGGTCTCTGCTATCTACCCGTTGAACCAGGCCCCATTCTTCAACTTTGAGTTGGATCAGGCCTTTGTTCCCGAGGGTGCTGACCCTACCCAGACCATGGCGCAGCTTTCCCGTCTTGATCGCAAGATTATGGATAAGCTGTCGTCCACAAATCTTCGTCAGGAGTTGTTTGTTCTATTCCAGCATCTCATCATCTGCGGCGACGCGTTGTTTGAGATTGTAGACGAATATTCGTTTAGGGTGCACCGCATTGATCAATATGTCGTGCAGCGGTATCCAGATGGACGCGTCAAGCGAATCATACTGCGAGAGTGGGTTGATCCCGATGCTGTTCCGGAGGATTGGCCCGAGACGGATAAGATGGAATCAGAGTACGAGAACAGCGATGGTCCATCGTCGGATCACAAGCCGTTCTTCACTGAAATCGAATGGAACGAAGACACCAAGAAGTGGGAAGTGGAAAAGGAATACTGCGGCGTCCAGGTGGACAGTGGCACGTATGACATCTGCCCCTACGTTCCTCAGGTGTGGTCGCGAATCGCTGGTGAGGATTACGGCCGTTCGCTGGTTGAAGAGCATATTGGCGATATCCGAACGTTGGAAGCCATCACCAAGGCATTGGTCGAAGCTTCTGTCGCCAACTCCGAGTTCCGTATTGGAATTGACCCAACCGGCATTACCGAGGTGGCCGATCTACAGGACACCGAAAACGGTGACTTTGTTCCAGCCCGACAGGTAGACGTGTTTCCAATTCAGCTGCTTAAGCAGATTGATCTTGGGCCCATGGCTGCTCTTCGGGCAGACCTAACCCAACAGCTCGGTCGTACGTTTCTACTGCAGTCTTCCGTGCAGCGCACCGGAGATCGCGTCACCGCCACGGAAATCCGCGAGGTGGCTCAGGAACTCGACCAGAC